TTGGCTGCGGCAGGTTTTTTCTCCTGGTCCGGATTTGTTGCAATCTGCATACGAGCATCCCCACGATAATAACGGGCAATCCACCAATTATTACACTTTACGAGTTTTCTATCAATATGTTCGTTGTAGTAGCTCATACCAGTATAAACACCAAACAAATAACCTCTCTCCTCTACAACCTGTTGTGCGGCGTTAACGATTTCGGCAATCTTTGTTTTACTTAGGCTTGCCTGCGCTTTATCTTCCAGGTCAAACCACACGCCATAGACAAAATGTGTTTTGTCAATCTTATCAAGAATATCGCAGACAAGTTTCATGTCACTTTTAGCTTTTGTGGCTGTAGTTGCGTAGGAATAATTATATACTCCCCACGCAAGCTCATTTTCATTGCAGGCCTGATAATTTCTGTTGAAACCGTTATCAATCTTTAAATCTTTGCGAATAATCTTTAAGATAGCTCCCTGACATCCGTATGCCTTTGCCTTCTCCCAGCTTACGACTCCATTATAACTCGATACATCAATTAATTTCTTCATGTTTACTCCTCCTCTTTTGGCAATTCATCTGTCATATCATCTAAAAATTTCTGTATGTACTCTTTCATTCGCTCCGGAACAGGTAAACCGCACAGGGTCATATTCTTTAAAATGCTAACAGCTTCATACAATACAAATAAAAGGCAGAAAAATTCACATACTCCCATCTTCTGAATGCCCAACAACTGAATATATTTATCCGGAACCATAAACAGAACATTGATATGCATAATAATATCTGTCAACATTAATAGACCTACAGAGAGCAACATGGCTACCTTTCTGATTGCTCCGTCAATTCCCACACAAGAATTAAATTTGTGTTCCTTGATTGCACGCAGTACTCCCAGTATTGTATCCAGGGCTACCGCAATCAATAAAATCTCAAAAAATGAATTTCCTGCTAACAATTTAAAAACTTCATGTAACATAATCTTTTCCTCCTATTTCACGATAACTATTCCTCTGTACTTCTCGTTCGTACATTTTTTCTTGTTTTCTTTTTCGACTGTCGTTACGTTTTTACGCCCATCAGAGAATCTCCATACCTTATCTGTCCTATTGTCTTTAAGCAAAACAACTGTGTGAATCGGATTGCCCTCTTCGAATAAAATCATATGCCCTTTCTTAAGATGTGCTTCAAGTCTATCATTACTCATAATTCTATGATAGACAGCCGGCTTTCCCGAGCAGATCATGTTGATTCCCCTCGCAATTTCCGTCAGCGGATACTTTGCACCACATTTCAGTTTTCTTCGAGCGTACCGCAATGTCTGCTGCATATTTTTCTTAACGCCCTTATAGCGTAAAGCCATATAAAAAGCGACAAGGCTACAACCATGTCGCTTGATAAAATCCGTTTTAAAATTATGCTGTGAAGGGACCGGGATAATCCGGCCGTTGTCTAAGATAACCCTCCACGGAAATCGCTTTTTTTTATCCTTATTTGCTACTATTTTCATTCAGATTACCTTTACAGATTGCTACTTTACTCCACCGGCCGTGGTATTTTCCGAACACCGGGCGAATACGGATGTAATAATTCTGATGAATATGTGCGCACGGTTCGTCATTTAAACTGCACGTGTATTCCCTCGTTGCACTACCCCAGTTTGGACCACCTTTCTGATTATGCACATCTTTTTTAAATTTTTTATCCGGTGAAATCTGGTGCTCGTACCCTGTCGCATTTTCCAAATGCGTCCATTTATACATAAATTTTCGTTCATTTTTTCCAATTGTGTTGTAGCTGATAGAAATTTTTATCGGCTTATGTGTCACAGCCCGTACAAAATTTTTATAGTTTTCTGTACGATTGTAATTCACCGTTCTAGCAGACGTATAAACCGGAAATAACAGACAGCACATCATCATTACACATAAAATCATTCTCTTTTTCATAACTCTTCTCCTTTATTTTTCTGAATTATCAGTTACCAATTCCTCAAAACCACTGTCAATCAAAATTTCTTTCACTTTTTCTTTTAACAGTCTCGGTACATCCTTGTACTCTTTTTTCCCTAGCATAATCTGCTGCGCCCATAACATCGCCATCATTTCTTTACCTCTACTTTCTTTAATGTAAAAATATGTTAACAGTTTTAACATTACTGATAGACCAACTCGCTCATTTCGAGCAGGCATTCCTTCAGCATGTTGTTTTCTTCTTTTATCTCTGCAATCATTTCCAGTGCTGTTTTCTCTTTTTCCGGTTCATAGTCTAAATATTTCGCCGAATCAGCAGCAACCATCTCCTGCGTAATCACAGATGAATCAATATTAAATTCGTTCATGTCATAGCGAAACTGAACAAATTCATTTTCCTCGCATTTCTGCGTGACTTCTTCAACGGAATTTAAATCATAGATAAATACATCCGCCGTGCCATCTGGAAGCGAAAAATAATCATAGCTTTTTGTCAAACGGCTGGTAAAATAGCCTTTGCTTCGCATCTAATCACCTCTTTTGCTCTGTTTAATGTTCTTTTTATGTTATATTTCCTCGAAATCATCACTGAATCAGAATTTTTAACCATGCCGTTACGGGAGATTATCTTATTTGCTACATTTCTGCACATTGTTCTCGCTTTATTTTTATATCTCACAAGCAATCTTCTAATTCTTTTCCAGTTCCTTTTTCTGATTGTTGTATGTGTTCTCGTGATTTTATAACCCATCATGTCGATTGTTTCCGAACCTCTATGATAATTATTCTCGCTCTTAAATCGTATCCCTAATTTTCTTTTCAGAAAATCATGTAGCATTTTGCGTGCCTTCTTTAGATTTTTAAGATTTGGTGAAAACAAAATAATATCATCCATGTAGAAAAGCTTCTTTGAGATCATATTAATTCGCTTCCCTCTTCGGAGTGTGTAACAATGATTATCAATGTAGTGCCAGGCGTATGACAGATAGTAATTTGCTAAATACTGACAGAGATACGAGCCGATACACAGCCCTTCTTCGTATGTATCTAAGAGGCGATAGATAACTTTCAAAATTACTTCATTCTTAATATCCCTTGCAAGTAATTTCTTTAACCTGTCACGCGGGATACTCGGATAATAATGATAGATATCCTCTTTGCAGTAATACTTTGTTGCTGACTCTTCCTTTCTTATCCATCGCTCTATTGCTTTCTTGCCGAAGATTTGACCTCTTCCTTTAATACTTGCACACTGATACGGTCCGATTTTTGCATTTAACATCGGTTTAATCGCATTAATCACGATGTAATCATAAACCTGTTGTTTAATGCTTGCGATGCCGATTCTTCTCTCTTTCCCACTCGCTTTATCAGTTCGATTCTGATAATGAATTTTTCTAAGAGGTATACAATTATTATTGATCTCCTCTAATAAGTCCTTAGAGATTACAGGAAAGAGGGTCTTTTTAACATTCTTTCTCGCTTTAGTATCGCTATATACATAGTGACGGATTGATTTTGCCGCATCGTGTAGGCTTTTATCCGTCATTTTATGACGAATAGCATATCCCGCAAGGAAATAAGCTACATCCTTACGCCTCCATCTTCTTTTTAAACAATCACTTAAACATTTTCTTATGTATTCTTCCGTGAATACAAAATTTTTGCAAAACCGTTTCATTTACATCCTTTCGTTGTATAGCATAGACTTTCATTTCTATTACTAGCCTACCGGTTTCATATACAATTTTTAGACTACAACTTTAGTTGAGCCTAAGGAGCTTTCGCTGTCCTGCCAAGGTACGAAATACGTGTCAAAAGTTATTTTAGATGTATAATTTTTTCGAATTGCGACCGCCGATATTCCACCTGTAGTTCCCAAGCCTGTTGTTCAGATTCAGGTAGAACAGCCCGCAGGTATCCCTGTTCCTGAGATTGCCAAACGACTGGAGCGGTGCTGACACGCAAACCCTAGTTAATGATGGGAGGAATCCCCTCTTCCTTGCGGAATTCACCCCTCTTGTAAAACCGCGTTGACAGAAAGGCGACCGCCGATATACCACCCGTAGTACCCAAGCCAGCTGCCCAGATTCAGGCAGAACAGCCCGCAGGCATCCCCGCTCCAGAGATCGCCAAACGACCGGAGCTCTCTCGTGTCTCCGACACTACCACTCAGATTTACCGCATCGCCGCATCCTTTCGAACTACCGCTACCACTTTCTCCACAGCTTGCTGCACATAGATATCCATTCTTAAAATTTAAATGCGTAATATAGTTCCATGTGTTTTTGCTTGTTATGCTAATCTCCGATAACTTAATATAGCCTGCTTGATTCTGTTTAGGAGCCGTTACCGCCTTTGTTGCATCTGCTAATCCATAAATCTCGCATGTGTTATCGCCAGTAATGATGCTAAATCCAGACATAATCTCATAGATACCCAGCTGCATCTCGATGCCTTGAAAAACGATAGGATATCGTCTGTTCGTGAGACCTGCGACCGTAGGACAAGGGCTTCCTGTCCGACCTTTCACATCCTTGTTAAATCCGGTTCTCCAGTGCATCGAGGACATAATGCATCTTAATTGCGTATCTCCAGATTCCTGATGTATCGTCGAAAACGCATCACAATCAAGATAAACTGCCTTGTTATTATCATCTAATGTTTCAATTTTTAAGACTTTAACATCAAATGCAAGCTCGTGAATTCGCTTATCATATCTATCTGCAGAACGACTTGAACCGCTCATATATTCATGTCCAACGGATACATAACTACCGACTTCGATATTAGATGCCTGCGAATTTGTGACAGGAAAATAAGTATGCAGCTCATCGCTTTCAATCGAGGCAATAAACTGAAAATTATTACCTGTACATCCTGTCATTGTTTTATCGCTATTGATATCTCCGAACATTAAGAGCCATGTGGTCTGGATATATCCGTTATCTAAAAACGAGGCTAGCGAATAGTATTTTCCGCGTTTTTTCATGTGCGTAATGCTGTCATTCATCGAAATAGCTTCTGTTGCGGAATCACTCGTTCGAAATGCGCATCTTTTATTCGGCTGGGAATGTAATAAACCGTCTTCTCCCTTGACGAGAGGATATTTTGCAATCAGGAAGAAAGGATTTTTTGTGCTGTCTAAGTTGTATGCTAATTTGTTGAGTTCATAGCCTTCACGAGGGGTGAAACAACGAGAATATCTCATGTATCCGTTGCCCAGGTCTGACCATTTTTCATAAAAAGCAAGACCGCATACAAATACGTCTACACTGCCTGTCTCTGAGAAATTATCATCCCCCTTTACTGCTGTGATTTTTTTGATTCCGTTATCATCCACAATAGCATTTACATCGATCGTCTTAAACCATGGAAGTTCCTCGTAGTCATTTTGACGATGTTCTGCGGCTGTGGAAGGTAACGCAATTAATCCGGCGTTATCATCCGATTTAATCCCTGCACTGCCCTGTGTTCTCTCCCAGAGCGGGATATCGATTGAATACACTTTATCCGTATAAGTAAGCAAATTAAACATTGTATTGATTCGGTTAATGTCGCTTAAGAACGGTTCCGCTACTTCCTGAATTGCTGTTTTCTGTTTATTACCCTCATCAGTAACTGCTTTTACTTTTGTATCCCCTGCGGTATTGACTGCGTTTTTCTGGCTTGTGCCGGCCGTGTTAATCTCGTCTGTTTTTTCTGTCGCAAGCTCTTTAATGTTTTTTACAGCAGTGTCTTTTTCTGTTTGTAAATCATTCAATGCTTGAGAACTTTTTGTGTCAAATTCGGTGTTTATTTGTGTCATGCTCGTGACTTTCTCTTCTCCGGCGGTTGTTACAGATTTTAACTGCTTTGCTCCTTCCGACGTTACCGCCTGCGTTGCTTCGGATTTAGCTGTAGAAATATCAGAAATCGCCTGCGTTGCTGCGGTTCTTACACTTTCTGATGCTTTTTCCGCTGCATCTTTTGCCGAGGAGGCATTATTAGCAAAAGAGGATGCCGAATTTGCCGCAGAGGTTGCAGCACTTGCGGCTGATGCAGCTTCTTCTGCAGAACCCTTTGCCGCTTGAGCAGAATTTTGTGCACTAGATGCTGCAGATGCGGCACCACTAGCACTTGACTGTGCGATTGTTGCGGCTGACTTGGCATCCCTAGAACTACTCTCGCCCTGATTTTTTACTACATTTACCGCAGATGTTCTTGCTTCCGAAATCGCCTCTTCCGCCTCAGAGGTTTTCTCCGTGACGTGCATATCAAACCCCTGCACCTGTGCCGTTGCGTTCTGCTCAGCCTCTTGTGCGGCTGTCCTGGATGCCTCTGCGGACTGTGCGTAGCCTGCGGCGGAATCACGGCTTGCAGTAGCCTGCTCAGCCGCTTCCTGCGCGTCTAGCCTCATCTGTTGCACGTCTGCCTGTGCGTCTTCAATTTCCTGCCGAGACAGTTCTACTGCTGCTCGGCTGCTTTCTACCTGCTCTGCTTTCTCAACAACCTCGTCTCGAATCGCGATGTACTCCGGCGTCATGTCACCCGGCAAAGTTAACAACTGCCACATTTCTGTGTTTTTGCCCGGTTCTGGCGCAATTCCGGATATTTTCTGCGGAAAATCTACCTTACAGAAATACGAACCTCCCTGGTAGCTCACCATGTCGAGATACTCATATAAGGTTGATTTACTATATTCCCCACAAGGGTTTAGCGCGATATTGCCCAAATCCGTTGCGACGTAGTTATTTTCTGTACTTGGCATCTTATCTCTCCCTTCTAAATTACAATGCTAATTTATATTTCAATCGGCTGCGCTCGCGATCAAAACGAATCTTATCTACACTCGGGTCAGAATACATTATCAGTCGGCCTTTTTTAGTAACATTAAACGCTGCAAAATAAACATTGCCTGTCTCGCCTTTTAAGGAAGCTTCTTTCTCCTTAACATATTTATCAATGTCCCTCTTTCCTTCCTCGACTCGTCCATCTATGCCTTCCGCTGCATTTTTTGCCTCGGTCGCATAATATGCAGCATTATCTTTCTTCCGTTCCGGATAATCTGTATGGCCATGTGCCCAGGACTCTGACTCTTTCGCGCTATCAATTACCGTCTGTTTCGCCTCGCCAAACGCTGTCATTAACTGTTCGTATAAGGTTTGTGAAGGTTCTGGAATATCTCCTGTACGGTATCCTGACTCGTATAATTTAATTGTTACTGCATTTGCAGTTATCATGTCTCCTGCTACAAGCGACACGGTAAATGATGTACTCATAAGTACTTCGGCAGGGATTAAACATGTATCCGTATCTCCGAGCAAAATCGGAACTGGCTCACCATCCCCGCTGTGAAACAAAGCTGTTTTGCTTTTTCCTGCCCAATCATCTGTTTTAAACTCAAATTCTGCATACAAATAATTTCTACTGTTACGAACCGGCACGAAAGTATCTGTCCTGGCAATAATCTGATTATTTACAACAAAGTGTAATACCGGCTGCATTTTCATCCCCCCTTCTATAAAATTCTTGGGATTAACATTAGTTCTAAATATGTTTTGCTAGTGATAACTTTAGAGTCTCCCTTTATTTCAAAATGTTGTTGTTCACCCACATTAAGATTAAACCGTTGTATTTTTCCTTCTGAATATTTATATGCTACTGCGGTTCCGGGTCTATAATAATAATAGACTATCATCCCTTCCGGAATAATAATTGCTAACTTTCTTGAGGTCTTCACGCTAAAAGTAGTGCTCTTTAAAACTGAAGAGCTTAATGTAAAAGTCAAATCTATTATGTCAGTCAATTTTTTTATCTGTCCCCTTACTGCTGCTCCAGCACTGTCGTATGTTGTATCATCTGCAGCAATCCTTATATCTTGCAATTCTTTTGAACAGTCAGAGATCTGTGCCTTTCCTATCCAGTCAAGAACGTAGCAATTAACATCTGATACCGGGGCCCTGACGCTAGCTTGTAAACCGGGGGTTCCGTAAAAACTTACAACATCATCTCCTTTTAAATACAAAATATATGCTATAATTTTAGTTTCCTCTGTGCTTTGCGCAACTATTTGCCAGGCGTTATACCTTTGCGAAACATCATTTATGCGAGCTTCTATATCTAGTTTCCCGGAACCACTTATAAATATTCTCAATTCAAATATATATAAACCTTCTTTTAAAATTTTTACTTTTTCATTTGATTGTTTTTCTGCAAAATCCAGTGTCCCCTCTTGAAAAATTTTACATATAGGCATTTCGTGTTTTCCACTTGTTCCTTCGTAATTATAAGAATCATCTGGGTCCGGGTCACCTGTAGTTGCATTTCTATACGCATGAAAAACCAAATTTGATTGTGTGTAATTTCCCTCAAATGTTTGTGCTGAAGTAAGATTATCAATTCTCTTACGTTCTATGTCTACATCTTTGATTGCCTCTCTGTTTTGTGCCCGTGCAACTTCGTCTTTAAAATAATACTTATTACCATCTGGGTCCGTCCACTTGTTAATCGTTGTTTCCATCCTCATCTACCTTTCTTACTCACAATAAGATTTTCGTTTTCCACAGTAAAAGTCAGACCTTCTATGTCCAATTTTAAATTCTCACTGTCATTAATATATCGTATTGGAGATAATTGTTTCTTTAAGACAGGTAACGCTACCCATCTCGTATTAAACTCTTTCGTTCTTCCATCCGATAGGCATATCGAAAATTCCGTTATCCCCTGATATTTGCAAACATTTTCCCCAATGATCCATGAGAAATTAATTAAATTCGTGGTAACTATCTTATCTATCGGAGTATACTCTCCTTCTATATATCGAAGTTTGCCACGTTCTATATTTCTGTATTTAATTTTTACATTATAAGAAGATAAGTCGATTTCTTTGTATCGAACTGGCATTTCAAATTCAATTTGATTAACATCTTTATCCCCAGCTACGCCAAGGAATTGGAGGTCTGATGGGATATTGATTGTTCTTAAGTCATTATCTATCGTAACCATTTCGCTCTCCTACACTTTATATTTTTCATCCGGGAGAAAATTTGAAGTAAAATATGTTAATGAATATGTCTGTTGTGCTGATAAATTTTTCACCGCAATTTTCCCAGATGTTGCTGAAATAAACTCATTATTTATGTTATCTTCTGGCCAAAATCCTTCGGGTAGTGTAATAGATCTTTCCTTAAGTTCACTGAGTGCTACTATGTGAATGATACAGATATTCATTTGCCGAAAGATTTTTAGTGAATATGCTCCATCTTCCAGATTTAATCTATACTTTTGATTTTCTTCTAAAATTTTAGCTTTCATTCTTTCCCATACTTCATTTAATCCTTCTTCACCTAACAAACTCATGTGCATATTCTCCTTACGTCTTCTGCTGTCATCTCCTGGACTCTGCTTCCTATAACCGTTGTGATAATCTGTGTTATATTCTGCCTTGTCTGCTCAGAGATGCCGCTTTGTTTTATCAGATAATCCCCTAATGTCAATGTCTTTGTTTTATCAACCTCTGAGGTCTCTATTTTTAAAACCCTTGCGGATAAAAACAGCTTACTTTTTTCGTCTACAACATTCACGGTATCTCCCAGGGCAACTTCTTTTTCTGTATTTGTGATGCTGCATTCATAATTGACTGCCATCTTACAGACTGACTTTAATTCTTTTAAGGCTCCTTCGAAAAGTGCTTTCTGACTGACAGTGTTTAAGTTGTAAAGCTTTGTGATATGCCTCTTTGTGCCGTTGACGCTACGTCCCCATTTTTCGAGGGCTTTCCGAGACTGCAAGCAATATCCTGTATCTGCTCTGCCATCCCCGTCTCGATCATCAAAGGTCTGTGCCGCTACAACAAAATCTCCATCATCATACTTATACCCATCTAAGGTGACCGATGTTCCGGAATTGTCCGAATCTCCATAGGCATAGAGAGATGTGGCAAGGTTTTCAATAGATTTTGTAACTGTGATGTTGTCTATATCTCTTCCTTTGCGAAGAAACACACCGTTGTTACTGCCACGCTTTTTATAAATGTCTATGTATTTATGATTTACTGTGTGTCCATCCTCACTGAGGGTAAAACGATAATCAAGCTCTACCTCGAATAACTCTGCGATTTCTTTTAATCGTTCAGAGCGTGTCTGTTCAGAGAACTCACATAACTTTGTTGTGTTATCTGTCACTTTATTGATGCCAATCTCATAGCCGCTGCCTATGATTGTATTATTTACTGCTTGCGTAACTGTCAAATTCTTTGCATTGTTTGTTTTTAATGCAACTTCATCTAACAAATCTAAGCCGACATCTTCACAGTAAATATGCCACGTTCCTGCATCGTCATCCTTTTCCGCTTCGATAATTTGAAATAAGATATCCTTATCTCTCTTGCATTTTCTTAAAACGTAGTTTCCCGGAGTTGTATAGTTTTCTACCTTCTGTGGACTGTCTTCGTATAGAACGTCACATTCAAGCGATACAGCCATTGTTTCGATATCTTCTACTTTGCTATCGTTTATAATTCCATAGCCTACAGGAAGGCTTGTGGACGCTTTTCCTATGACATTTAAACTCCTGTCAGTAAAATAAAGTATCACAGCCACACCTCCCGGATAATCATTTCTACATCGGGAGTTTTCGCCCAGCCCGAGGCAAGGACTCCAATCTGGTTATCCCCTGGTTTTAAATAAAAGGATTCCCATTCATTTCCGATAGCTCCTAAGATATCTTTCTGCTTATTGTTTACAAAAATAGAAGCATCTTCACATTTTGCCACTACAATGTCGCCGGCGGCAAAGATGTTACTCGTAGCCTGTGCCTCTGATGGATTGCCAATCTGTATGATTGTATCTGCACTATCTTTATAGGCAGCAACATATCCGGTATTACCTTTTATGTTCCAACGGAGTTCTGGATAGCAATCTTGCGTACCTTCGTAATATATCTTGCTAAGACCAGACAATTTATAAATTTTCTGGTCTACGGAATATTTAAATGGATCAGGACAGGTGAACTCTAGCTCTCCTGTTATACAAAGCTTTCCGGGGTCTGTCTCACCCATGCTTGTAAGGGTTCCAATGAAATATTTATCTGGTTCATCCGAAAATATCATCTTTGCAGAAGATACATTTAAAATCTGAGCCATTTTGTTGTATGCCATGCGGAAATCAAAAGCGGTAGGGCTCATCAACTGATACCCTACCGTAATCACTCTTTCCTGGAACATTCTGCTTTTGATTTTTTTACCATGTCTTGCTCCGGACTCATAAAAATCTAACTCCGGAGCAAGGGACTCTCTGCCAGTGACGTATAGAGTTCTGTATCCCTCTACTTCATTTTCAAGAAATACTCCATTGAAGTTCATCGCCTCTGAGGGCAATGCTATCTCATCCTGATATTCTGTTGTATCTATGAATTTATATAACATATCTACCCTCCTAGACTTTTCCATTCTTTCTGTTGTTTCTACGCTGTAAGCGATTCTGTTCTACCATTGTATCCTGCGCTGTTGCCCTGGCAAATTCTTTACCATTGATTTCAAGCGGCACATTTACGGTATATTCTGCTTTCGTATAGTATTCATAATCAGATGATAATTCTCCATTAAAATTTCCTGCGAAGGATGGTGCCATCTGTGCCGGAACATCTACGATTCCCTGCATAGCAGACTGCACGTTCTTTCTCATTGCTTCTAAACGATTTACAAAACCGATGCCGGTATAATATGCAATCTTATCCATTACTCTTGACGGTGAATGAACTTTCAGTTTTTTCTTTGCCGTCTTTGGAACTGTAGAAGCAAGCTTATTTGATGCTTTCTTCACCTTCTTTGTATTCTTCTTATTAGAGACTCCTTTTACTAAGCCTTTTGATGCCTGCGTTCCAATAGCATTCATCTTTTTCTGCAAGTCTTTGATTGCTTTTGTTACTGCATTGACATACTCTGTATCAAGCTTTGTAATGTATGGCTGATAGTAAGTATTTGCGTTTTTCTTCGCTGTTGCTATGAAGTTTGTATAATCCTTACCATATTGTTTTAACCAAGTGTCTCCTTTTTTGAGAAGTTCATTCGTATACTTAAGTCCCTGTGCAGTGTCGAGTGCCTGAATGTCCTTCATCATGTTGTAAGGCAATACTTTCTTTAAATGTTCCATGTTTTTTGCAAGAGCATTGATTTGGTTTGTCTGAGATTTAAAATCAACAAGAGAGATAAAGCCGTAATCATCTGATTTGAATAAATCTCCGTAATCAGACATCTTAGAAAGGAAATTGGAACGGTCACTTGCAATCGCATCATATTTAGTCTGATACTTCTTTCCAAGAGCTGTAAGAGTTGCATCTACTGCTTTAATTGCCGCATTTCCCTGTGCCTTTATCTTTTTTGTGATTTTCTCTTTTAAACCTTTCCCTGCGTTTGTATATGCCTTTTTCAGTTTCGCATTTTTCTTATACTTTTTCTGATAAGACTTTGTGACTGCATCAACTTTCTTCTTTAAACTTTTCGTTGTAGAAGAAACTTTTTTATTGATTGTTGTCTTATACTTATCTATTGCCTTACTTGCCATGTCTTCATATTGTCGATTCTGGTTAGCTTTCAATAGAGTCGTTTTGGATGAACCAAGAAGATTCTTTGTTTTTTTCTTTACGCTCTTTAAGCCTGCCTTGATTCCATGGGAAACTTTTGATTTTATAGCCTTTGCATATACATTTGTCTTTTTCTTTTGTAGAGCTGCCTTGGTAAGCTTCTCGCTTACTTTCTTTACTTTTCCAGTACTTTTTTTAATTCCTTTTGCGAAACCACTTCCCATGAATTTACCATCTTTTTCTGTCATTTTCGATGGTGAATGAATCTTAGCTTTCGCCCGGATTGCTTTGTCCGCTGCCGCTACCATTCTGGATGCCGCTGCTTCAATCTGTCCCAGACAAGAATTCATTCCTTGTGCAAAACCTTGGCTGATATAAGCACCTGCAGCATGTGCCCCAGAACGGCCAGAACGCAACTTTGCATTTACTTTTGATACGGCAGAGGATGCAACATTAGGGGCTTTATTCAACCCCGACCTCAAAGCTGTTGTATAACCATTTCCTGTCTGTTTTCCAGCACTCTTTGCAGCATTACCAGACTTTTTCATAGAGCCAGTAATCTTTGCTGTAGAGTTAGAAACTGCTGCTGTCGCTTTCCCTGCTCCGTTAGTTATCGCACTGCTATATCCATTAATAACTGTACTTCCTGCACTTTTTGCTGCACCAGAACCTGACTTCAACTTATTGGTTACATTATTTGTGACAGTTCCTGCCGCTGAAGTTACCTGACCGGAACCAGAACTAATTCCTGAAGCTACACCTGAAGAAGTTTCCTGACCGCCTTTTTTACCACCAGTAAACCAATTCTTCACATTTGTTAATCCCTGCCCTATAGTAGACACAACATTTTTTCCAACTTGAAGCCAGTCTGTACTCATAATTGCATCGACTAATGCTGAAGCGATTTGAGGAACCGCCGCTATAATCTGAGGGATTCCTGTAATGAGTCCTTGTGCTAATGCAACAATAATCTGAACCGCCGTTGCAAGAATCTGCGGAAGATTTTGTCCAATACCACCTATAAAAGCTGTAACTGCCTGTTTGGCCGAACTAATCAATGTAGGTAATGAAGATGCTAGTCCTTGTGCTAAAGATGCTATCAACTGCATTCCTGTTGTAATAAGCTGTGGCAAAGCACTTCCTATACTTATCACAAATTGTCCTATCATCATGGCAGCGTGAGCGATAAGGGACGGGGCAGCACTAGAAAGTCCGCTTACAAGGCTGGATATAATTTGTGTGCCACCAGAAATTATTGCTGGAAGATTTGCTGTGATTGTATCCATCAAACCAGTTACTAGCTGTGCACCAGATGCAATCAAGCTAGGCAAAGCTGATGAAATTCCATTGGCAAGATTACTTATAACTTGCGGACCTTTCGTCTGCGCTAAAGCAAGCATCTGGTCTATTTGCGTTCCAAATTGCTGATATAAGAGACCGAATCCTGCCAATACTGCCGCTACCAGTGCCGCCGGCATAAGTGCCTTTAATGCTAATCCCATCATGGAGGTAAGTCCGTTTACTATTTTCCCGCCAATGCCAAGTATTCCAGAAAGTATTTGTTTAAATGGAGCAAGTATTATCCCTATCTTGTTCCCCATCGCTTGAATTATTAGCAATGCTTTATTTATTTTTCCACCAAATGCTGTGGCTATTGTCTCTCCAAAAGAGCTTATTTTACCTCCAATTGCTGTGAATTTATCCCATACCGCAATACCGGATTCTAATTTTGCACCCATAGCCGTTATGGAGCCTGCAACTTTACTTCCAAAAGTTTCTATTGTAGTTCCGATAGATGAAAAGGAGGATTTTATTCCATTTCCCAGTTTTGTTATACCATTTGATAGACTACCAAAATTAATCTTATTTATTATACTTGAAAAATTCGGGAGTTTTATTTTTCCTATTCCCTCCGTAACAGCCTTGAATGTATTAAGAAAGTCATTTAAATGTGTGACCATAAAAGCTGCCGATACTGCTGCTCCAAATTGCTTTACCGCTCCATTTGATTTACTTATCTGATTTGTAATTTCTGATATGGCACCGTTAATTCCATTTTTAGAAAAAGCTGTTGCAACGCTGTTTATAGACTTTGTAAACGGCTCTATTTTTTTAGCAATAGCCTTCCCGTTTATCTTATCAAGAGAATCTGCAATTGCACTAACCGCCTTAATTCCTACAGATGAAACACTATCAAACGCCGGCTGCAATTTATTACTTACAGTTTCTGTCAGTCCGTCCATTGCTTGCCCTACCGTTTTATACTCTGTTGCCATCTTGGTAAACTGCTTATTCGTTCCAGTTTTTGCTACTGCATCGAAGAATTCTTCTGTGGATATCTTGCCGTCCTGCACATCTTTAATCATCTGCTGCGTGGATTTACCCATCATCTTAGCAACTGCCGCAACACCGGCAGGGGTCTGCTCTACCATCAGTTTAAAATCTTCCCATTGCACCTTAGGTTTTGCCGCCATCTGCGTTGCTTGCTGTGACAGAGTCTTCATTGCCTGCTTCGGGTCCTCGGCAGCTGAGGCAAGTCCTCCGAAACCTTTTACGAGTTTTGTTGTGTTCTTTGTTCCGACTGCGGCAAGCTGTGCATATGTAGAAGCCATATCAGAGGAACTATAAATCGTCTGCTCTGCAAATTTCTGCAGGTCCTTTCTCGCCTTTGTCGTCTGTTTTGTAGTCTTTCCAGAAATCGTCATGTTCCCAGAGAATGTTTTCCATGTAGCACTTGCCTCATTCATTCCACCGATGAGATCAGATATACTGTTTCCGACCACGGCTGTTGCTTTGCTTCCAATCGCCGCAAATGCACCAAAGCCGAGCCCTTTTTTCAGTACGGATCCGAGGGATTCTGTAGATTTCCTGGCTGCTTTCATTCCTGCTGTAAAACCTGCATCTCTTGCGCTAAGTATCGCTTCTACACTGTATGATTCCGCCATCTGTCTACTCCTCCCTTCTTAATAGCTGTTTTACCTTTGCAAAGCGATCTGTTTTTTCTTCCTTTTTCATGATTTCTCTTATTCTCGCCTCACGGTCATAGAGCTTCTTAAACGTAGAAAAAACAGGCCTTCCTGATTTCTTTCTTGCTTTCGTTTTAAAGTTCAGGAACGCCTGCAAATGATTTCTATAGTCTTTTTCTTCTTCTTTTAATTTGATTGCCTTTCTTAATAATCTCCATTCCGGGATTGTAAGCCTGTCCACTTCCTCAAATGTTTTAAATCCAAGATATTGAAAGCACTCCAGGGCAATCCATTCATATATCTCTTCGAAGGTTTCTATTTCTCCTGATTCTTCTGTGTCTCCTGTTCCTGTGCCTCTGCCACCCTCTTTAAGACCGTCTGTGTCTCTTTCTTCGTAGCATTTGTATTCTTTAAAAAATCAATCACCTGATCAAAAAGAGCGTCGATATCTGTTCCCTCATCATCGATATAAGTATCAATAGCCGCCTTTGTCAAGCGAGGACTCTGTGACTTATTTGCGATATATAAAACATCGCACAAGGTCTCGACATTACCATCCAGCAGTTCTGCAAATGCATACTGCATTCCCATATTTGTTAACTTACCAGGAATATCCTTTACTGGTACTGTCGTTGTTTTATTGATCTCTCTTAAAAATCCCATTCCAAAGTTAAACTGATATACCTGTCCATTCATTTCTAATTCAAACATCTATTATTTCCTCCTTTTATGCTCCTGTTTTTGGTGTGTCTGCAAAGGCGTAAGCCTGCTCCTGCTGGCTTGCAGTAACAGTGACATCTCCATCTTCCCCATTTCCGTTGATACCGAAAGTGAGGGACACTTCTACAAACTCATCCGCATTAGCTGTATATTCAATTTCTGTCAGATATCCCTGAAAATATTTTCCTTTAAATTTATTGCTGCCGCTACTTGCTGGTTCCATCAGATTTGCTTCCCATATTTCCACAAGTGCATCATCATCCAGGGCTTTTTCTAATTTCCCAATAAGGGCATCTCCTTTTTTCAAAATAGAAGTAGCCGTAATCTCCACTTCTGCCGCACCTGGTGTTCGAATAGAGCCATCCTTTGTGGCGGTGGAACCTGCATCCTTTGATTTAGTTCGTCCATTTTCTGTAGTAAATGCCAGCGTTGCTCCGTTTTCTTTTGCCGCTTCTGATAAAATACGATACAGGTACACTAACTTTTTGCCCTGAACCGCTTCATTTCCAAAAAGCTGTAATTCTAACTTTCTCATTCTCAACCTCCTAATTGAACTTAAATTCTATTTCTAATACCCCATGTAAAAGAGGCTGTGCTGTCGTTGTATCTGCCAGAATCCTCTGATCTGCGTTCCGGAGGTCCCAGCCGAAATTCTTTGTTGATTCTAATCTATAGCAGAGTTCTTTGATTCCTAATAAAAGGCCTGATACCGTCCCTCTCTGACGTGGATTGTTATGCCAGACATGAATTGTCTGAAAGACATTTCCGAATGATATATCTTTATTTCTGTCATCCGTCTGATGAGAGTCAGCCAGATAGATAAAAGGATACGGAGTCCCCTCCGGTGGAAGGAAAGAATCATAAATCCCTATGTCTGGATACTTCTCTTTTAATGCTACCAGTAAATATGAAAACAATTCCTGCTGTGGATCCATGCTTCTCACCTCATTTCATAAGTTTATCCATGTCTTTTTTAAAGAGTTCTTTTTGTTCTTCCCAACTAGGTTTTACGAACGATTCCGCCTGCATGAACCGAGTCCCGTATTCTACATAAGGCGAGTAATCTGTTGTCGGTCCTACCGCTGCTGTCATCCCGTCATCCCGTATCTCTGTATTGATGCTGTTGGCCGTATCACCAGTCGTATACCCTTTCGTAAATGCTGTCGTTGTCTTCCGTTTCATTTTTCCATTCAGTTCATCTCCGTTGACCTGAACTACTCTTCTAACATCATTTAGATTGCAGTTTGCTTTCAGTTTTCTCTGGAGTTCATCCAGTCCTATCATTTTGATTCCTGACATCAGGCCACCTCCGACACAATAAATGTCTGCTTGGTCCGAAGCTTTCTTGTGTAATCAACATGATAGATCTTTTCACCAATACGGATGTGATCAAATTTTTCTTTATAATGATTCTGAATGTGTAACGTAAGACTTCCCTGCTTTATGCTGCCATAGACTAATTTAAGCATCTTTGTTTGTGTGTCCATGACAGAGGCGTATTTTAATGTTTCCTGAATTTTATCCTCTTCGTAATTTCCCGTATCAGAATCATATGCCCCTGGAACTCGTTTCTGAAAAAATACTTGTGTGCCGTACCTCATAAGAATTTGAATCCCCCTTTTCTTTTGTTCTTGTTTCGTTCGTCAAGATAAGCATTGATATCGTCCATATATCCAGAGAAATCATTATCAGACCAGGAAAGGCTTTCTCCTTCAACACTGTGAGAAGAAAGCCCTTCTGAACCAAGTTTGTTATACCGAATAATTGAAACATCCAAAATAATATAATCCATCTCATCTGGTGGATCTAATCCTCCAAGAAGAAACTTTAACCGTTTTTTTGTCCCTGTAAGGATTAATGTCAGCTTTCTGTCAATATCATGGTCTTCTTCTGGAAGTCCTAATAATTCCTTTAAATCGCTTAATAAAACGATATCAGTCACTGTGCATCACCTTCCTGTACTACCTCAATTAACGGTTCTCCTCTTGCATTTTCTGCTCCAAGAAGTTCTTTAATACGTTTTTCATCTACTTTTTTGCCCTGTCGGGGATACACATCCCCAACAGAATAATTATGATAGATTTCTCCTTCTTTGATTTTCTTAGAGTCTGTTAAATCTGCAAATTCTTTAATCACTCTATACATTTACGCACCCGCTTTCGAAGTCACCGACACTTTTCCTGCGGCAACTACTTTGTAACTGGAATCACACTCGACAATTACAATCTCTTTTCCTGTTTCTGCTGTAATATCAGAAGAACCATCCCATACAGTCCAGCCTTTTACATTCTGTCCTTTTACTGGCATATCAAGGTTTTCCCCAACTTTATACTTGTATGTATTGCTATCAGTAACTGCAGGTGTTACGGTAACCTTCGTATCTCCCGCTTTTGTTCCTGCTGCACTGGTTACTTTTAACGGTTTCAAGGAACCAGCCGTTAATTTCGCAAATGCTTCATCTTTTACAATCATAAAACCGACATCCATTGTTACCCTTAAAGCTACTAACTCCTGCTCAAACAGATTAACCGGTGTTCCATCTGCATTGGTCAGCGTTGAAAGCTGTGCGGATTCATCTAACTTGTAGCTCATGCCAAATGGGATTCCATAATACATGTAGTCGAAATCACCGGCATATAATGTTCCTTTGTCAAGTGACTTAAGGTCTGTAACCGGCATTCCGTCAATGGTATTATTTCCCCTATCGTAGATTGATTCGATAACAACACCGTTCTCAATCTTATGTGTATTTCTTAAAGTGCTTCTATTTCGTTTTGTAGAGATAAAGGCATTTGCATCGTAATCTTCGTCTGTCAGCAGGTCTTCCAGGGCAAGGATATTGTCATAGGTCAGCTCTCCATTGATTGTGTTTCCTGCCTTTTCTGTAGAGCCGTCTACCGACTGCGGAAACGGATTTTCCACATTTAAGATTGCTGCCGCATCAAACTTCTTATAGAATGCTTCTGCAATCTTCGGTTTCATAACTTCGAAGAAATCGGACATCTTATACTGGAGATATTCTCTTGAGCATGGGATGATTACACCAAGCTTTTTGGCAACCATCTTAACATTTAACCACTGTGCTTTCGATGTCTTAATCTTTTCGCCTTCACCTACCCAGTAAGCACCTGGTCCTTTTGCAAAGTATTCAAATTTCTTTTCTTTGCCATCCATTTCTTCATACTTTGCAAGCTGCATAACCTTACTGTTTTCCATAACATCTTTTAAAATAAGCGTATTGTATTTTTCCGGGATTGTTCCATCCTTTTTCTCATACATTGTTACATTATCCGGATTAAATTCCGAAGCAAATAACTGTAAATCTAATTTTGTTTTATGCATTTTCTCTATCCTTTCTTTTATTTAATGATTCTGCTCTGTTTTGCCATTGCCGCAATACTTGCATTTCTGCTTCTGCCTCCGGCATGAGTTCCCCCGCCGTCATGTGGAGGAGTCTGCCTTGCCTTAGCTTTGATCGCCTCAGAGATTTCTGCATCCCAAACCTTTTTAATATCTGTGATTGCTGTCTTAATCTTCTCTGCATCCATAATGGTTGCTAAAGATTCTGCAAATCCTAACGGGAGAGATTTCTCCTGCAGTTCTTTCTGAACTTCTACAAGAAGCTTTTCCTGCTCAAATTTCGCCTTTTCTTCTTCAAATTCTCTTCTCTCTTTATTGCGAAGATACTCTGCTTTTTCCGATTCGGTCATCTGTGCAAGCTTTTCTGCTTCTGAGAGCTTATCATCCGTCAGTGCCTTCCACTTTGCCTGTGCATTTCCTACAGCTGTATTCACTGCTTTCTGTACTCTGCGGTCAAACTCTGCCTGATTCCCTTCCTGTGCTAAAAAATCATCAAAGCTACGGGGTTCTTTACTCCCTTCGCCGCCCTGGTTGTTTCCGTTTGTTCCTTCCGCTCCGGCTCCGCTGCCGTCTCCTGCGCCGCTGCCGTCTCCTTCTGCGAATAACTGTAAATCTAATTTATATTTACTCATATTGCTCCTTTCTGTACCGCTCCGTACTAAGTCCGAACCGTCACTCTGGGTAGTTTAATGTCATTTCGGACAAATAATAGTTACATAACTTTTACATTGTTTGGAAATTCATTTGCTATACTGCAAATGCCAAGAAAAAAAGAATCTATCAGAGTTTTTGTTTGTTCTGATAGATTCTCAAAATCTAAATTTATGATTACTTTTCCTGACTCTATTACACAAGCAATCTTGTCCTGTGTCAAATTCTGAATAGAATTAACTAAGTTTTGTGCGAGAATCGATACCGCTGCACATATAATGTCTTCCCCTTTTTTTGTAAGACCAGCGTGTCCTTTTACTTTGATTTGATTTTTTCGAACACTTACTTCAATCAATAGAAGTCCTCCTTTCTTTCCGGTCATTCCCCGCCGGTGGGAGATAATCTGGATCACCTCCTAGTTTTTATGAGTTATCTTAGCTCCCCACTCCGGTAAGAAGTTGATTTCATAGTGATACTTATCCACATTCGCTCCCGAAACATCTTCAACGACATACATTGTATAATCATTCAGATAAACCAAATCTTTCTTATACTTCCCCTCTGCTGTCTCGATAATAACTTCAAGCTCGTTATCATTATTATTCTGCAAAGCAAATGTTCCAGTAAGTTCAAGCAATACCGTGTCAGTTCTGGCATTAATCACTGTCAGCTTTCTTGTTACATTAAAATTGTCAGCTTCCTGGGATACATTCTGTGATACTTTGTAAGATTCAGAACACCCCGTAAACGTTCCTACTGCTAATATCGTTGCTGCCACCGCTAATAAAATCTTCTTTTTCATCGTTTCATCCTCCTTTCATTGTGCTGGCGCAGTTATTTAAAAATGGGTATAAAAATGCCACCAATCGCAATGATTGATGGTATTATTTTTGATAATAAGTTTTGATAAAGCTGTCCGCTCTATATTTCGTTGCTATCTGTCCATTATCAAAACTTACAAGTATTGATAATGGAAGTCAGATAAAATCACTCGTTTTTCCATCCTATAGGATATCCTGCATTTTCCCATTCCTCAAATGTCACTTGTTCTGGAATAAGTCCAAACATCTTCATTACTTTTAAATCACTTTCTTTTGACTTTCGAATTTCTTCTTCACTTGGTTTTTGTAGCATCCTCTCTTTTGCTTCCTGGGTCAGACTTGCTTTTTCCTTTTCCGTAGGATGTACATCATCGTATCTAGTTCGAAGTAAAAAACATTCGTGCTGAGATAATTCTCCTTTTCTTCTTTCCTGCTCATCTCGCGGCAGCCATATCCATTCTCTTGCTGTTAAGCCCATCGCTATCGCTCCTTTAAAAGTATGAAATATTTTCCGTTGTAATTCACTGTTTTTACAACACAAAATTCTTGTTTTCGTTCATAAAGCACTTCTTTTTCATCTAAGCCAATCGAACTAATATCTCTTCCTTTCTTTGAGGACTGAACATAAATTTGTATGTCTGCATCTTCATTATACCCTCTTTCTTTTGACATGCTCCAATATTGATTTATTGTGACTGTCTCATTTTCAACATACTCTTTCATAAATTTTTCAATTCTCTCATTTTTATCTGAAAAAGCCGTAAAATCAACTGTCCGTATAAGATTTCCTTCATATTTGGGCATCTTTGATAAAGCAGAATCTAACTCTTCTACAAACTTTCGTTCCTGTTCTGGAAGTTCATCTGTATCTTTATGATTTCTTAGTAGCTCATTAATTCTATAAGATGCTGAACTCTTGTATTCAAGAAGTGTTTTCTTTTCTTTCTTCGTTAACTGCATCTTATCAGATTTACCAAGTGTTTTCAAGCGTTCCCATTCTTCCGTGGTTCCACCTTTATCAAGCCAATCTAGCCATGCATGATAATCTTCCATATCATGAGCTGGACCAGTAGTACAATGACACTGAGGATGCATAGGTGGGGCATTTTCTCCCGGCATCATATCCGATACATTAAATATCTTCCCATCTAATCCTTTGCAGATCTTACATGGATGTGGTCCCGTTGCCATATACTCATACTTTTCATTGCCATTCTTCTCATAAGATTGTTTTGCAACTTCTGTCTGTGCTCTTCGAAGCTCCGTAGTCATTAATCTCTCTGCATTATACTGAGAGACTCCAAATACTTTTCTGAGTCTTCTGGCAAGTTCCCTTGAGCCTTTCCCTTGTATTAGAGCTGTACGAAGATGTTTCTCTACCTCAAGTTTTAATAGTTCTTTCTGTCCCCAGATACGTTCCGAAAAGGTTGCATTATGGAAGGATGCCCCTACGATTGCTTTCACTCTCTTTACTGTGTCTGCTTTTGTAATGGTCTTACCAAGAATACCAGCAAGCCGTTCAAACTCTTTCATGCTTTCATCAGTGAGCACCTCATCGTAGTAATCCCGAAGCTTATCAAAGTCTCCTGTAAGTTCTAAAGCAATCTTTGCTTTCAGGAGTTCTAAGCGATTGACTTTCATTGTCATATTATAAAGCCGCATATCCTCATTTGCTTCTTTTGAGAAGTCTTTTGACTTTACATACTTCTTTGCCTTACGAGCATATTCTTCAATATCAAGTTTAGATGCTCTCTTCTTTGCCTCTCCTATAGAGATTCCTTCCTTTCTTGCATACTTTGCATAGAATGAATCTATCTCCTTTTGTACATCATCGAGCATATCTTCATATATCTCTTTGATTTCTTCCTGATATCCTTTTTCTCGTTTTGCACGTTCCTTTCTTGCCTGTTCCTCTCGTTTCTTCCAATATGAGCGACTAGGATTCTCCTTCATCCGCTCTCACCTCTTCCTCTGCACTACTCTGCACTGGAGAAAACATCTGATTCAACACTAAATCATTTTTATTTTCTTCTTCCTCCTCTTTTACTTTTTCCATTTCTGTCTGTGCGTCTTCGATGAAAGAAGCAAGCCCTAACAAAGTTTCCTGACTAAACTGTGCTCCGGCATCTGCTAAAGCTTTCAATTCTTCAAGGATAGCTTTTGGGAGATTTGGAGTAAATATAATCTGCAATTCTCCTAAGTCTGCATTATCCGCTTCTTGTACAAAGTTCTTGATATTAAGCAACAAGCGATAGCGGCGCATTAATCCCTTCTTGAATCCTCTCTGGCTCGTTTTACATACCTGTTGGAAACCAAAGAGTTTGTACTTCATCGCTTCTCCTGATTGCGTTCCGGCAAAAGCTTCATCTGTAAGGTCTGGCACAAAGGATATCTTGTGAATATCTTTCTGTAAGCGTTCCTTATAGGCTTCTACCCCTGTCACGTCATATTGTTTATAGATGTATTTTGCATCTGTCTGTGACTTGCTTCCGTCTGGATTGATTCCATTGCTTAAGAGCAGCATATTCGCATTTTTCATATCAATCATGTCCTGAACAGTATATCTGTTCATGTCAAGATCGCCTGTGATTGCAAGTGTTGCCTCGTTAAAATCACTCATATAGTTTGCAGAATCCGATTCCGCTGCATCGTAAAGATCTATTAAAGATGTGACATCCTCATATCCTCCCTGACGATATCTATCCGGGGAGTATTCTGTGATGGGAACCTCTCCCCAATAATGCCGCTCTCTGCTTTCTTCTTCCAGATTGAGAATGTTTACAGTAGTCGGTTTATATGTAATGGTCTCTGTATCTGTATAGACTGTTATAGATACCCTTTCTTCCTGTCCGATCTTGTACTTCGGATACCTTACAGCAAACAAAGGTGTGCGTTCTACATCCAATCCATAACATACGAACGTCTCAAACACATTACTGATCACCGACCTATCCTCATCATTCTGATTACGATACTGTAGTTCATAGGCCCTTCCATACTTGCGGAAATCTCTCCACAGCTCCGCATCCAGTGCTTCAACATCATTTACCCGGTCATATTCTTTTATCATCTCGTTAATCTTATCATCTTCGCTGACCTTCTTTATTGGAACCCCGGTATTGTATCCTACGTCAAATACATTGATAATCTTAGCAAAATTGTGAGCTACTCTGTAATCCGCCTTTTCTTTTTCCGTCCTTCGCCGCTCTGCATTATAAATCGTTGGATTTCTGGCTTTGATATAATCATCTAATGCCGCAAGCCTTGGACACTGTACCTCGTGATGATTCATTATCATTTCCCTTAATAATGCTTTATCTCTCAAAATCTCTTCCGCACTATGAGCACGATACGAGAAGTTGGCTTCCGGCCCATATCTCTGTTGTAAATTTCTTTCAGAACGATACACCGGTTTTGTATCTTTCTCAAATTCATTTACATGTAATGTTTCCTCGCTCATCGCAACATACCTCTCAATCTCTTTGCGTTCTGTATCTGTTTTTGTGGAGTTTCTATCTCTCTTACTGTCATATCGGAGTAAATGCCGTATCGGATTGCGCAAAGAACATCGTCATTCTCTTTTAATGGTTCTCCTGTGTTCTTTTTCCACACGTACTTATAAATCTCTTCCCGGAATCTCGGACATTCATCATAAACAATAAAGAATTTTTTTGTCGTCATAAGCGTTGCGACCGCTTCAATTCCTGACAATACTCTGTTGTTTGCCAGATATGCGGATATTCCCGCTTTCTGAAAAGCTGAGATATGCTCCGTTCTGGCCGGGTCACAATAAAAAGGGATGTTACCATATCTTCTGATAACATCCTTTGCTCTCTTTATCCATTTACCTATATATTTATGCTGTGCTGCATATTCTTCTATGATGTAATACTCATCACCTTTTACTCCGATTACAACAATTGCTCCATAATGCTCCCAGCCCCAGTCCACACCAGCAAAATACCGGTCAAATATTATCTCGTTTGCCTGTTCTCTCGTGATTACATGGACATTTCTATCAAATTCCGGATAAACAACTCCTTCTCCCGATACCCATAATCCATTAATACCTCTATCATAAAACATCCCTTTGGGGGTTGTTTCTTTGATCTGCTGCACATATCTTTCATCCAAGAACGTATTATCATCTAATCGGAAATGAAAGCTCATAATCCCAGCTGCTTCTGACTGGATGTAGTCTTTTAGTAGCCAATGTTCCGGATGGTCTGGGTTAGTATCGGCAATAATTCTTGCTCCTGGTCCGCTACATCTTGCTTTAATCTCGTCAAATACTTCCTGATTTGCAAGTGATGCCTCATTAATATAAGCTCCAAAAGCTGTCATGCCTCGGATTCGTCCCAAGCCAGATATTGAACCATGAGAAGTCTGTACAATCCTTACACCAAATAATGTGAAATTATTGTATTTATCAAACTTAAATTCAAATCCATATTTATTAGATAGCTCTATGAGGATATTCTTCTGAATATTTGAAAAAGAATATCCTGCAAGAATGTATTGTGGAGTATCTATCCCAAATTTATTTGCTATTCCCCGAACCCTCATGAGTTCCTGCAAGAATATATCATTGTCTAGCTGTGTCTTACCGCTACGCTTCGCCCCATGATTGATCAGCATAAACCAATCTGTATTCTGGCAGGCTTTCAGTATATCTATCTGCTTCTGCGTATAAATATTATTCAGATTCAGCATCTAGCTCACCGCCTATCGCTTCGAATAGCTTAGCCACCTTATCCTCTACAGATATCTGATCATCAACTTTAGTCTTTGCTTTCAATACTCCTATTCTTGCTTTCTGTTCTTCTGTTGCAAGATCCATATGATCTGACAGCCATTGCAGGGCTTTCATCCTGTCGGCCAGTTTTATACTTGCTCCATCTTTTCCCTGCTTTATCTCGCTGATCAATCTTCCGTCTACGGAATCAGATTCTTTAAAACGAACTGTGTTTATCTCTCTTTTTAGAATTTCTTTCTTGCCAGTCTTTTCGTTTTTTACCTGTACTGGTCCAAAAGCTCCCATTACTTCTACCGTTTCTCTGCCAAATGAAACATAGTCTGTAATATCTGCAAAGGCAATATCCATGTACATTTGAAATATATCTTCTTCTGACAGAAATTCCCTATTAAGGCGATTTCGTTTAAGATTATGTATTTCGTTTTTTACTCTATCATTTTCCAACATTCGATATGCGCCTGATGCTGCTGTTTGGTAACTACACCCATAGGCTTTCTGATATGCTTTAACTGCATTGAAACACCTCACATAATAAATACAGAAAAGTCTTTGTTTATCGGTCAATTCGGAGTTTCCCATAATCTCTGTTATTTCATCATTTTCTTTTTGATAAGATAAAGGATTTTCCTGTTCTTTTTGTGTGCACACTTTTTTCTTTTTTGTGTGCACACCTTTTTCTTTATTTCTGGCCCATCCGTATCTTGTTTTCCATGACTTCACAGTGTTTACAGTCACACCATATTTTTCTGCAATATCTTTATATTTCATCCCGCCTAAATAATCTGCAAAAGCGGAATCGGCTTTCGTTTTCTTTTCCAACCTCACCACCTCTCATTCAATTCACTACTAATATTGCATAAGAAAAACACCCTGTAAAAAATACAGGGTGTCTCTCTGGCAGTTTTCCTCACAAAAGATAGTGAAAAAGGAAACTTCTGTTCCTGCTTCCTCTTCCATTTTAAACTTTACCACACTTCTTTGCGACATGTACGACATTTGCGACAAACTTTTAAAAATTTTTAAGAAATCTTTCAAATTCCTTCTGAACACTCTTTTCTGTAGTTCGTATATCCATTTTTTCTGCTACTTCTTTCCATGTTAATTTCTCCATGTAGCGATATCGAATAATTCTCTGAATACGTGGTGGAGCTGTATTGATAATTTCTAATGCCTGCAACTTTGTCTCCTCCGCTTTCTCCTTTCTCTCATTTAAAATTAATCGTTTTCTTCTTAAATGTTCGACTTGTCTTCTGTCAGCACCTTTAATGTTAAAGTTTTTTCCTATGTATGGATACTCTTTCATACTTCCTTTTACTTTATCCGAAGTCATCATTGACTCTTCATTTTGCAATGCTTCAATATCTTCCTCTGTTTCTCTAACAAGTTCGCAGGCATCTACATAATCATTGAGAACCTGTTTTATGTTCAAGATAACCACCTCCTGCTATCTATAAATTTTACCAGTCTTTTCATCTTGAAGCTTAATTCTGCCAGACACTCTAAATCCGCCAACTCTCGCTACCGCTCTCATTGCTTCAATCGTTTTTATAAGGGAATCCGGCGGCTTGTCTGCTGCTTTGATTGCATCGTGTGCCGTTATCCATTTTTATAGTAATTGCTATCGGGTAGCCCTTTTTATTATTTTTAATTGGGATATGTCTTGCATTTTCAATAGATACAGGTTTGCGATGTTTTTTCTCACATTCCGTACAAACATTTTTATCTTTGTATTCCGCACCGCAAATCTCACAAATATAATGTTCTACTTTTTCATCTATTTGCTCCTTTCCTCTTATTCAGTCTCTCTGCATATTGTTTTAATAAAATATCACAATCTACAGAGCAACCTTCCTGACAAAATTTTTCTACTTCCTTGTCTGTTAATCCGTATTCCTCTTGCTTATTTTCGAATAATATTGGACATGTTCCTGTCATAATACTAATCTCTCCTCGTCTTTCATAGAATCATCTGGTCTATACGGTTCTGGCAGCGGTATCCATGCTGTTACAAAACAACCTAAAGATGCATATGTTCTGGTAAACTTAGGATCGCATAAGTAAGATGCTATGTAAGGCGGCTATGTATTCAAATCACGAAGGCTGCGCTCAATAATTTTTCTCACGTTATCCGTATAAAGTTCTAACGGGATATCTATCTTAACTTTCTTCATTGTTTCCTTTCTCCCCGGCCGTAACCGGGGAATAATAACTATTTATTCTCTAAAAATTTATTAATAAAATATCGCTGACCTTTTCCTGTTACCTTCGTAGTCTTAACTATCTTTGTCGAACCGTCAGGATTAGTAATTATTGATTCTTTGATTTCTAAAATTTTAAGTTCCATACTCCGCTGCGTTGGCATATTATGCTCTGATCCACTCCGCTTAATTAAGTAACCGTTGTCTCTCATCCATTGAAACAGCCGCTTCTGACCTATCTCGATTCCATTTTGTTTTAAAATTTTCGCCAACTCTCCAATTAGAATTGATGAATAGCCAGATGTCACGGCATCTGCAAAAATCTCCTTGGGTTTCATGCGATGAATCTCTTTGTCTTTACTCTCAATTATCTTCTGCGCTGCTTTTAATCCAGCAGCCATGATTTCTTCTGGAGTCATACATTCCTGATTCATTATGTACCCACCGTTTTTACGAATAGATGGGAGAACTTCTCCCGTTACCCAGTCAATGAATCTATTTGCAGATGCCTTTCGGCTCTGAAAAATAACTTTATACAAATTAGCCTCATTTACAAAGTTTGCATTTTGCTTTCTTCCTACGTTATCGATGACCTCATTAATAATGACCCCATCTCCATTCAGTCTAGTTTTCAGCTGACTAATATTTTTAATTTCTAAAGCCTTACATATATCCAATAAACAAAACCATGGTTCATTATTGATATTCATAGTTCGTACTTTCCCAAATTCTGCATTTTCAAAAATCATTAAATCGTTCATTTTATCGCCTTTCATTCTTCTAAGTAATTTTTACCAAACATCTTCATAAACTCCTCTCTTGTATATTTCTGTTCGAAAGCTCTTTGTCCATCTTCTCTAAGTAATCTCATCATTTCAGCATTGTTATGTACCGCTTCCTTGCCACTGATATGATGTTCTAGGCAAAGATAAACTTTTAATCCTTCCGCTTCCGACTTGTTTCTGTTCGAACCGCCAAATATATGGTGTTCGTGCACTGCTCGTCTCCACTCTCGCATTGGTTTTAATTTCATGCAGAGGTAACAAGGTTCTCCTTTTTGTTGTAATATACTCGATTTATGTTTCTTTCGTTTTTTCAATCAGGATTCCTCCTCAGATCTACCATTCCTAATTGTTTTAATACTCCCTCTTTGTCTTCATCCATTCGGTGAAGCATTACTCTGAATTTACCAACATTATTTTCCCATATAGCAGACCATTCGTTATAAGTAGGGGTTGTTGGAGCTGTTTCTCCTTTTTCTGTTTCGCAATAGCTACTGTCTACCGCTTTTACACAGGTATCATCTACTAATTTGGTTTCACCAGATGCATCCTGCAATACTCGCAACATTCTGCTTGCGCTTGAAACAGTTAACCAATTTGTCACTTCTGTTGGGCGCATATCCACATATTTTTTTATTTCAAGTGGCAATCCAGTCTCTAACTGATTACCTGATTCTAAGACTTGATACCGCTGTCCATCTTCTGGAAGCATTCCTGAAAGTGCTACAATATCTCCTAATGTTTCTTTTGGGATGTATTCTTTTAAAAATTCCATCTCCCAATATCCTGCTGCTATATATAAGCTTTCTGTTTTACAAGCAAGATAAAGGCTTCTATGCTTATACGCTTCTTTTAATAACTTTTTTAAAATCTTAGGGTTCAAAAACATTTCGACTCCTTTCTCCTCCGGATTTATTCCGGAGGAATATCAATGGCATATAGTTCTCACGGAACCGTTAACAAGTTGCTGTAATATGTAAAACCTCTGGAGGTTGTCCAGCTATTTCTCCAAATTTATCAAATATCCCTTTTCATCCTCTCTATTAATTATCCACATTATCCACAAACCTGTGGATAACTTCTTTCTTACTACTTTTCAAAATCGCTCCCCTATTTGGGATTTATGCGGGTTTTAGCAATTTGTAGTTACTCTTTTTAACTGTTCTTGTATCCACATACTGTATTCGTGCTTCCCTGGTTCCGATAAGAGTAGATTCTCCCCAGCTTTTTCTTTCAGTTGTTTCCACAAGTCTCCATTTGCTACCGGTTCTCCTTTTGTGGTTACATATCCATTTTGTTCCCACCTATCTAAATTCTCTTCAAGCATTGTGAGAATGAACACATTTTCAGTATGAATATGTATTTCACTTGGTTTTACTACCCTGGCTACTGCTTCCGTTATGGCTTCCAAAGTAGCCCTATTGTATGTTCCTGTTGTTTCCTTGAACCCCTGTTTTGTTGCTAGTTTTCCTTTTAGTGTGCAGGCAAGCACATATCCGTATTTGCGGGGTTGTACTCTTGGGGCTTTACTGTCTGTCCCTATGTAGATATGTACTTCCATCTCATTCTCTCCTTTTTAGTTTCAATAGTGTATATTCCCGGTATGGGTAACCGGTAACTGGGTTATTTCCTTCGTGGACAGAATCCTTATCAATGTAATATCCTTTTGGGATACGGATTTTGTTCCATGTTCTCCATCTGACATATGTCTTTTTCTTTGCTTCCGGAAGAGGGAGATTGCGGGATGTGGAATAGCTTGTCTCTCTTAGACGTTTGTCCGTTTCCGGAGTTTTAGTGATGTATGCGGCCAGGTCTTTAAACTCACCTTTTTCGTACATTAGTTGGCAAATTACTTTTCCTTTCTTCCAGGCTTTCCGCAAAATCAAATCTGTATCTGGTATTCTGTTTATTACCAGATGGACATGCCATCCGTTCTTGGTTCCTACCTCAATGTTGCGTATCCATTTCACTTTGTATCCTGCTTTCCCGTATTCCCTCCGGATCACCTTCATTGCATCCGAAAAATCTCTCTTTGCTTCTGTCATGTCGGACGGACGTTTTTCTTTTTCGTATGTAAGACATACAAAGTAATCGTTCTCTTCGAAGTGTTTTCTCAGCTTTCTTCTACAGGTCTTCTCCTTATTCTTCTGATTGACAGCTTTCATCTGAGCAGGAGTGAGTTTCTTTTTCTTCTCCCTTTTCATGCCTGGAGAACGGTATCTGTAAGTGTGTTTTTCCTCAACCTCTATTGCATTATCAAATTCATATATATTTTTCGTATAACTCATATCCTTGGTCCTATCTTTAATACGTTTATCAAGGTTAATACGGGACTTTCACCCGATTATTTCTTGACATTTTAAATTTCAGATAGTACACTTTAGATACGGTTTTATAGCGTACCATCTTTGGTATTTGCTACTAAGAGGAGACAGTTATTTGCCTCCTCTTTTTCATGTAATAATGATATAGGTTTGTTTGATCACTTTTGATTTGTTCTTTGCATAATCTTCCGCCTCTGCTAATGTTCCGCAGAAACATTCTAATTGTCCATCCTTCCAGCGAATAATTTTCGCTGGGTTTTCTTTATTTCTGGAATGCTCCATTTCGTTTCATATCCATTACAATCAATTCAGTTAGTGCTGCCTTGCGTCTCTGATACAGCAGAGACGCAGGCTGTAACTGCAGAGCCGATTCATTTTGACTATATTTTTTCAGTAAAAAATTAATTATTATCTTCCTCACCTGCCAATTTTTCAAGATACAAAATGCATTCATTATATGTAGCTTTCTGCTCCTCTGGTGCGTTATTATGCATATAAAATTGCTTATCCCATTCTTTTTCCTCAGAGATTTCGCCCTCCATAGCAATTACTTCTGTCGAGTAGTTACTATGTCTAAAAATGACATGATTTCCCGCCTGCTGTGCTGCGTGTACTTTTTCAAGTAAAAACTTAACATCATCTAAGTTCAAAGTCTTTTCTTCCTCGTTCATAATTTTCTCCTTTTCTTTTTCTCTATCATGAGGTATACTTTAAGTGATTTATTTGCTATGTGCCTATTGGGAGTTGCCGCTCCCGCAGGCACATTTTTTTCATATTCCTTGGTTTTGTCTGTAAACAGCCTTCATAAATGTTGCGGCTGCCTGCTTAAACGCTTCCATTCTCCGTTGTCTTTCTTCCTCCGGAATATCAGGCCTGTGAATACGAATAACACAATTTTCACGTTCCAAAGTGATTACTTCTTTTTCCATTCAATTGCTCCTCATTTATGTTCATATTCATGTTTATGTACAACAGCTTGTCTGTCTTCTATTTTTATTGGTTCTTGATTAATTATCTCCCTCCTATCCTGCTTTCTCAGCTCTACATAACATTCCAACCGTATCAACTACACCAATATGTCGTCTATAAATAAACGATACTATGCTTACAATCAGTGATGATAGCGAAAGTATTGTTGTTGCTAATTGCATTTTTATCGCCTCTTTCCTCTATTACTTATCCTGAGTAGCTTGATAAAGAGCTTTCCCATCAATCTTAGTGGCACTATCTTTTATGGGTGAGCTTATATCTCTTCCAATCTTTCTTAAATGCTCCTCAATAATCTTTTTACCTCTATCCGACTCCCACTTAATCAAATCGCATAAGTAAGTGGGGTCGGTATCTATTTCTGCAAGAAGATTTCCTTCTGTATCCCAATATTGAATTATTTCTCGTACCGGATCACCTTCTATTCCCAAACCTTTTTTTGCTGTTACTTTAATAACTTGCATCATTTCTACACTGGTCGGACCTTTTAAACGAATCACTTGTGTTTTATTCCTCCTATCCTGCTTTCTTCGCTCTACATTATGTTAACTACTCTTGCGTTCAGCTTCTTGATCGTATTGATTCCAAACTTTCAAAGATTAAACGTTCTATTTCCACAAAAAAACATTAATCTTATTAAAGGTAAGCGGTATAATCATTGTCCATATCAAGATTCTCTGTAGAAGAATCTCTTCGTAAATTTTATAGAGAGGTTCTTCTTTCTTTATCTTTGCAACTTTTCGCAAGGCACCTGTAATATTTATAATTGCTATCCCAATTGTTACGTAAAAAGTTATGTCTTCAAACTTCATCGCCATCTTCCTTTCTCAGTTGTTCTTGACTTTTCTTATTTTTCAATTTCTGTTTGACATTTTTTGACATTTCATCTATTATACTATTACAGGGCTTTAGTGCGTCCAAGTATATAGGAAAGGAGAAAATTTATGAATTTTTCAGAAATCAATAGTTTAAAAAAATATTTTCAAGATACAAGTAATCTTGTTTCATTTGCATTAGGTGCCATACTCTCTTTCATATTTTTTATTTTCAATAAAGAAATGAAAGTTCCTGTATGGGTCTTGTTAATTGTTGTATTTATCCTTGCAGTTACAGCTTGGCTTCTGGTAAAATCGAGAATAGATTTGCACGACCTATCTCCAAATATTCACATTCAAATCATTGAATGTTCGCATGATGTATGTATTTGCAAACCCAATAATTTAATCTCTTATGCTTCATGGGTTACCTTTTATCATTGTTCCGGAAATTATGAACATGCCATTGCATATGGAAATGTCCAAACAATAACTCAGGGTGGTGCTTCCCAGATAAGAGTATTTGCTATTAATCCAGAAGAGCAGAATATTTTAGAATTTATCAATGATGAAAAAGCAAATATTCTTATACGCCCTTCTCTTACAACTGAAGCCATTAAAAATATCACAAATTACATTTAGGAGGTTAGACTATGTCCTTACATAAAGTTGTTGAAGTTTTAGACGATAATTATAAAGTTGTTATAAATGCAGGTAAAAATAAAGACATTAAGCTCGGACAACGCTATATGGTTTATGCTTTATCTAAACATGAAATTTTAGATCCAGACACAAAACAATCGCTGGGTTTTCTTGAAATAGTTAAAGGAACTGGAAAGGTAGTCCATGTTCAAGAAAAAATGGCAACTATTGAATCCGATATTTATGAAACATCTCAACCCACAAAAATAATTCGCAAAAACTCCATATATGGCTTTGGGTCTACCGAAGAAGAAAGTGTGTCGCGCGAACATATAGCTTTCAATGACCCTGAAATTGGTGATTTTGCTAAGCAAGTATAAATTTAAAAATGAACATTATGATGAATCCTATGGTCCATCCTAAAATCATACTAACAGTCCGCTGGTTAGACGCTGTGTTTTCCCAGTGGATTTTTTCTACTATTCTTTCAATCATGTTATTGAATGCTTTATTAAATTTTCTCAACATATTTTCTTACCTCCTATCCTGCTTTCTCAGCTCTTTCTGTATCAGCTAATTCTTTATCCAGTAATGCCGATAAATAGACGAGAGCCATATTTTTATCATTATCTGTTAATTTTTCAAATAAATTTGCAATACGTTCTCCGTCACTTATCATTTTCTGTAATGTTTCTACCATCTTGCTCCCTCCTTTATGTTTCGTTGTAAACATATTTTAGCACTCATGTAGACTCATGTCAACTGGATTTTTATTGACATGTAAACTTTTTTGTTATACCATAGCTTATGAAGGGAGGATTTCTTATGCGTAACCGAATCATAGAGCTTCGTAAAGAACAAGGATTAAGCCAAGAGGCATTTGCTAAAAAAGTAGGACTTTCAAGAAATTTCATAAATCAATTTGAAAACGGAAATAGAAATATGTCCGACAGGACTATCTCAGACATTTGCAATACATTTCAAATAAATGAAGAATGGTTGCGAACCGGCAAAGGTATGAAGGAGCGTAGCGTAGATTTAGATTATGGAAAAATCTGTGCCAAAATAGGTATAACAGACAAAAAAGCAAAAGCAGCAATCATGAAATACTATGAACTGTCTCCAGAAGATAAAGAACTTTTCTGGAAGTTCGCGGAACGTTTTTTGAACATGAAATAGAAAAGCAGGGGCTAAATCCCCTGCTTCTTTTCTTCTTCCTCAATGCCTTCAGCCATGCCTACTAACATGTCAAGATGTTCTTCAATTTCTGTGTTATCCATTACTCTTTGAACTATTTCTTTTTTCTTTTGAAATCTTTTAGTTCTTTCATCATTTTCTCTTCTTTCCATAAATATGTAACGCTCCTTTCTTGCGAAAGTATGTTCGATTTTATTCCATTATATAACCCGAACATATTTTCGTCAATATGTAATTTCTGGAATTAAATTAAAGTCCCCATCATTAATAGTATGTCAGAATAGCGATCTAATAAAATTCTTCATTAACCTCCTCATAAAATAATGCAGCATATTTTCTCAAATAACCTCCTTGATTTGAAATTTATCTGATTATAGCAGATTTTAAAATTGGACGATTTTTCTGTGGAAGTTTTTTTGTCATTTTTATCAGTTTGTATAGCAGGGAAAATTTTCTCTATTATTTTTTTAATTCTTCTATTTTCTCTGTGTTTTTTATTGTATAATTAAAAATAAAAATCAAACGAAGGAGAAACACTATGGGATTATTTGATATTTTTAAAATCGGTCAGTTTAAGTCCGAAATTGAAGAACTAAAAAGAGAAAAGAACTCTTTGCAGAATGAAAATGCACTTATTCAAGGGAAACTTTCTGGACTGGGAGCTGCGGACTATTATAAAGTCAAAGACATGATTTCTGAACTTGAGGAACAGCATTCTAACCAAAAGGCTGTTTATGAAAAATTATTAAAGGACACGGATGAGCTTCAGCAAAAAGAAGAACGCCTGACTAAAAATATCAAAACCCAGACCAATAAGCTGAATCGTTCAAAAGAACTTGTAAAAGCCGTTAATTACTCTTTAGAACAGTACCTAGATTACGAACCTTCTCAAGATATCCTGCGTTTTCCAAAATCGGAGCTTTCCGAATTGGAGGAAATTTGCCCTTCAATTATTTTGAAGTTGCATTGCATGGATGTCAAAGATTTGCGAAAAGCTTACAAGGAAAATGACAAACAAATTGATAACTTGCTAAAAAAATATTCCGCACGATATACGACTAAAGCAAACCAAGCAATTTATAAACTCATGGTCATTGCTCTTCGTGCCGAATTACAGAATATCCTCTATAATTTAAAATATGAAAAATTAGACGTTTCCATCAAAGCAGTTAAAGATGTTACTCAAAAATACTTAAAAATTGCAGGCGAGGGCAACCAGAGTATCGCCGGAACTCTAACAAAATTTATTGGCGAGATTGAATATCTGTTTATTAATGCTGTAAAGATTGAATATAATTATTATGTGAAGAAAGAGCAAGCCCGTCAGGAACAGCTTGCTATACGAGAGCAAATGCGACAGGAGGCTCAGGAACGAAAAGCATTGGAGGCAGAGCGTAAAAAAGTGGAAAAAGAGGAATCAAAATATACTGCTGAAATAGAAAAATTAAAAGAACAATTAAATAGCGCCAAAGAAGAAGAATTGAATAAGCTCAATGCTCGTATCTTAGAGCTGCAATCCCAACTGTCTGATGTTGTCGTTAAAAAAGAAGAAATATCCAATCTGGCAAATGGTAAAGCCGGTAATGTCTATATTATTAGCAATCTTGGTTCATTCGGCGAAAATGTATTCAAAGTTGGAATGACTCGCCGTCTGGATCCGCAGGAACGTGTAAACGAATTAGGAAATGCGTCCGTTCCTTTTAAATTCGATGTGCATAGTTTCATTTTCTCAGATGATGCAGTTGACCTGGAGAAAAAACTTCACACCATGTTAAATGAAAAACGTGTAAACAAAGTTAATATAAGAAAAGAATTTTTCTATACAAATGTTGAAGAACTTGAAGAATTAGTTAATCAAATTGACCCTACAGCAGAATTTAATAAAACTATGCTCGCAGAAGATTTCCGTCAATCATTATCTAGTGATGAAAATTATTCTAATGATTATCATGTAGAAGAACAGGGCGAGTTGTCTCAATCCAAAGTTTCTTAATACACAATTTTCTATACAATAAAAATTAACAATTATTATCTCTTTACATAAGAGCAGCTCATCTGCTGCTCTTTTCTTTTTTGTAGTCAGAAAGCTGACTAAAAGCACCTTTTTTCAGTATACTGACTAAAAAAATCTCACATTGAGTTTTCTGGAAACCTCCCCTCTTATAGGATATGACATGCTCTTTTACGGAAAACCTTACAGATTGCATCAAAAAACATGCGTTTTTGCGCAAAAAACCTACCCCAAGACTGGTTTTCCCTATCCCGAAACCTTCTGAGGTACCTTTTTGCTTGATTCACATTTTTATATTGCACATATGTTCTGTAGGCTGTATAATAATCCTATAAATAAAAAAATCCGGTACTGGCAATACCGGATTCGTAACTTATCAATCATAGGATGACTGATATATAAACTCAAATAAATTATATCATACATCCTGCTGTTTGCATAGGGTGTATTTTTTATACCCTTTTTTAGGGAGGTAATCAATGAACTATAATGATTCAAAAGGCATTTATTTAATGTATCTCAGAAAATCGCGTGCTGACGAATATAATCAAGATGTTGAAAATATTTTAAAGCGACATGAAGAAGAACTTCAATCCCTTGCCAAGCGTGAATTTGGCGAGCTTATTCCTGAAAAATATATTTTTAGAGAAGTAGTCTCTGGTGGAACCATCAAAGACAGGCCTTTGATGAAAGAAATCTTAAAAATGATGGAATCTGGAATAATAGCAGGCGTCCTTGTTGTTGACCCTCAGAGGCTTTCTCGTGGTGATTTATTAGACCAAGGGCATATAATCAATGCATTTAAATATACTAATACTTTAATTATAACGCCCTATAAGACTTATGACTTAAACGATACTACCGGAACAGATATGAAATTACTGAAAATGGAATTGAATCACGGGGCCGATTACCTGGATTATTATAAGATGGTTCAAGCAAGAGGAAAGCTGGCATCTGTGCGAGCTGGTAATTTCATTCAACCTATTCCACCTTTTGGCTATAGAAAAGTACGTTATGGCAAAGTAACCACTTTAGAACCCATAGAGGATGAAGCCAGAATCGTGCGAATAATATTCCAGAAGTATGCCGAAGGGAAAACAATATGTGGGGTTACAAACGAATTAAATGCAGAAGGATATATACCTCCTAGCAAGCAGATATGGACTAAAGGAAGCGTGAAACGGATTTTATCAAATCCTGTGTATGACGGAAAAATACGATGGGGATTTACCCCCAATAAAACGGTAATGGAAGATGGAAAATTAAAAAAATATCGCCCCGAAAGACACGATTATCTATTATTTGATGGGAAGCATGATGCAATAGTTAATCACGGTTTGTTTATGTCTGTTCAGGAACGTCTGTCTAAAAATAAATCCTTTACGAATGACCGCTCTTTAAAAAATCCACTTTACGGAATTATGTACTGTAAAAGATGCGGCAGAAAAATATCAAGACTAAATGTATCAGAATCACGAGGAGGACATCGTTATGCATGCCCTAACAAATTATGCGATGTTCAATCATCGAGATATGATTTAGTAATAGAGGCTGTTATTGACACAATTCAGTGTGCTATAGATGATTTTGATATTACCTTTCATGACTGTAATTCATCTGGTTCAGACGAAAAAATTAGAGAATTGCGTCAGGAATTAACTAGATTGAACAATAAAGAGGATACTTTATTTGAACTACTTGAAACAAAAGTATATTCAACCAGTGTTTTCACACAACGCCATGCAGAGTTAGAGAAAAAACGACAAGAAATCATTGGCAAAATCAACACCCTTTCCCTGATACCCCCTCCTGAATCTTGTAACGACAAGAAAATGCGTTTTAAAGATGCACTTCTTGCTTTAAAAGATGAATCTATGCCCCCAAAAGAAAAAAATCATTTGTTAAAGAAATGTATAGAAAGAATTGATTATGATATAGAGGGAGTAAGATATCACTCAAAAGTCAAATTGGATGTTTATTTTAAATTTTAAGCGAGGTGTTTCAAAATGCAGGAAAATGAAACTTATGTAATCTATTTGAGAAAGTCTCGTGCAGATAGCGAAAAATCTAGTTTAGAAGAAGTATTTACAAAACACGAATCGGAACTCCAGTCACTCGCTGAACGTACTTTAGGCAATCGTATTCCTGAAGATAAAATCTTTCGAGAGGTTGTATCTGGCGAAACAATCACAGATAGACCTGTTATATCTCAGATATTAAAAGTGATGGAGTCAAAAAAAATTAAAGGGGTATTTGTTGTTGATCCACAACGTTTAACACGTGGAGATTTGCTTGATAAGGGGCATTTAATTAATGTATTTAAATATACTAATACAAAAATCATCACTCCTTATAAAACTTTTGATTTGAATAATGACTTTGATTTAAAGTTGTTCAAGATGGAATTAGATAAGGGTTCTGATTATCTTGAATATTATAAAATGATTCAAGCTAGGGGACGTATTGCTTCTGTAAGGTCCGGACAGTATATTGGGAGTACCGCTCCGTATGGTTACGATAAATATTCTTACAAAGAAAATAAGCACACAGTAAATACTTTGAAACCTAATTCTGATGAGGCAACGGTTGTTCAGCTCATCTACCATTTATATGTAAATGAATCGCTGAGTTACGCTGCCATTGCAAACAAATTAAATACCATGAACATAAAACCTAGAAAATCTACCTCTTGGAGTCCATATAGTTTAAAAGAAATTTTACACAATCCGGTATATATTGGTAAGGTTAGATGGAATCGCAGGAAAACTGTAATGAAATATAAAAACGAATCTTTACTTAAAACAAGGCCTATAGCCTTAAATGATTCTATTATTTCAGATGGCATTCATGAAGCTATCATTGATGAAGCTCTTTTTGATTCTGCCCAGGAGTGCAACGGTAAGACTCCAAGAAATCATAGTAGTAGTAAACTTATAAACCCTTTGGCCGGATTAATATTTTGCGGTAATTGTGGCCGAGCAATGAGTTACAAGACATATAAGAATAATGCCGGAAGCGAAAAGCAGTCTCCTCGATACTTATGCAATAATCAATCTAATTGCCATACTAAATCAGCAAAAGCAACAGATGTTATAAATCAAATAATTAGTGCTCTTGAATGCTATATTGAAGATTTTAAAGTTAAATTAGAAAATGATGACGGAAATTCCTTCAATGTTCGCTCTCAAATTATTTCTGTTTTAAACAAACAATTACAAGACCTGGAGGTTCGAGAAGAAACGCAATATGAAATGTTAGAAAACAAAATTTATACTCCAGAATTCTTCAAAAA